AGATGTCGAACCCGCTGGCCCCGCTGCGGAGCAGCAGGAAGTTCTCCGTCACCACGACGTCCCCGGTGAGGAACAGCTTCACCACGTCGTTGATGGACTTCGGGACCGACCCCTGGAAGTAGATGGCGACCAACGCCAGCAGGAAGTTGCGGAACTCCTCGTCGGAGAACTCCAGCGGCGGCAGGCGGCCGTTGGTCAGCAGCAGGTAGCCCGCGATGCTGTAGAGGAACTCCGAGCGCGTCGTTCGGAAGTCCCGGTCCCGGTCCACGTCTTCGAGCGCCAGTTCGAGCTTGGCCAGCTCCACGGCGACGGCCTTCATCTCGACCGTGTAGTTCGGTCCCTGGATGGTCGAGATGTAGTTCGACGGCAGGAGGTTCAACAGGGACGAAAAGATGGCCTGCGCCCGCTGTAGGAGCCGGAGCTGGTACTCTCGGCCGGTCTGCGAGACCGTGCTGTTGAGCCGGTTGGGGTCGAGGGTGAATCTCGCCATCAGGTCGCCGCGCGGTAGGTGATGGTGAAGATCCCCAGGTCGAGGAACTCCACCTGAGCGGCCCCGATGTCGTGTGAACCCTTGTCACCACGGACGACGTACGAGCAGGCGTACCGGTGGTTGACCGGGGTGTCGCCCAGAGCCGAGAGGAGCGACACGACGACATGGTTGGCCGTCCGACGCAACCGCTCGGTCGTGATGGACGTGGCGGTCGTGAAGCCCGCGGCGATCAAGGTGGCGTCGTCGGTGTAGCCGTTGATGATGGCCCCACCGGAGCCGATGATGAAGCACCCGGGGGAAGCGTTGCCGACCTGGGCCAGCGTGGCCGCCATCGTCATCACCTCGTCGTCCTGGTAGACCCCCTTGGGCTCCGTTGCGAGGCCGCCCCCGTCGGACGTGGGGTACTCCAAGGCATCGGCGAAGAGGAAGACGGCGTTGCCCCCGATGTCGAGGCTGGCCATGTGGGGGGCGACCGATAGGACCTGCTCGCGCAGCTTGATCGAACCATCGGCGTAGGCCATCTTCGCCATCGGTAGGACGTTGAAGTCCACGCCGGTCGAGTCGTTGATGGCCGAATCGACATTCGACTGCGCGATGCCCTGCCCGATGAGCTTCTGGTTCGAGACCAGGCTGACGTTCGACCGGATCACAGGGTCGGTCTTGTCCTTGGTGGCGCCCTTCTTGAGCTGCACGGTGGTTTCCAGGTCGATCTGGTTCTGCACCGCCTGCTTCACGAGAACGTCGGCCGTCGTGTGCCGCTTCTTGTTCACGACCTGCTGCAGCTCTTGCAGGAGATCGTTGATGACGTACGTGACCGAGAAGTTCTCGTCGTGCACGTAGTCCACCGAGACCGTCAAACCGCTCGCGATGGTGCTGCCGGTGGGCCGTTGGATCCTGGCTGGAGTCGTCGGCGTGCCTTCGATGATGACGAAGTCCGGGACGGCCGCCGTGGGCCCGCTGAACTCGATCGTGCGCTGCTCGTTGAAGACCCTGATGGTCTTCGTGTTGATGCCGATGGACAGCAATGGCTCCTGCACGAAGCCGATGAGGACGTGGACCTCGTTGTTGACCGTGATCTGGGCGCCCGACGGCTTGTTGAGGTACTGCGTGATCGCCAGGTAGTCCTTGGCGATCGTGCTCTCGCCCGTCAACAGGGGATCGTCGGTCTTGTAGAGCAGGAAGTTGTGGGCCGGGTCCAACGCGCCCGCGACCTCACCGACGACGCTGATGACCCGGCGGACCGGCTGGAAGCTGAAGAAGAAGTCGTTGACGACGCGGTAGCGGTAGTCCGCGTTGATGATGTCGTCGATGTGCGTCACCGGCTGGGCGATGCCGGTGTTGAGCTGGAACGTCTGGTAGTCGAGGATGGCGACGCCCGTCAGGTCGTAGTCCTGCCCGAGCGTGACGTTCCGAACCCCCATACCCTGCGGCGGGTTGTTGAGGATCTCGATGATGGGCGTGTTGACCGTGACGCGGCTGTCCAGCACGCGGAAGATGAGATTCGTCAGGTCGATGATCTGGACCTGAATGTTGAGGGCGATCTCGAACGCGAAGGCGAACTTCTCCGTGACCTGGCGCTCCCTGAGCCCCTGAACCCAGATGTCCACCTTGCCGCCGATGTGCTTGTGACGCACCTCATCGTAGTCGCGCATCATCAAGGCGTCGCCCGACTTCACGACCAAGGCTTTCACGATACCGATCGTGGAGGCGCTGGTGGACTCGTAGCCACCCTCGGTACCCGAATCGACGCTCGTGAAGGACAGCATGGCGCGGGAAGCCATCTCGCCGTTCAGCTCGCTGTCGGTGCCGAAGACGGTGGCGGCCCGGTTGGTGACGGTGAAGCCAGAGACGCCGCTGGCGTTCTTGATCGTCCCGGCCGAACGGTTGCCGGAGCTGCCGATCTGCGTCGCAACGATGTCGGCCGTGATCTCGTACTGCTTCGTGTCGAAGTTGTAGAAGGCGTCGGCCGACGCCACCGGGAGGATGAAGGACCCGCCGATGCGGTACGTCCACGCCAGGTCGCCGGTCGTCGGGTCAGAGTCGGTGGAGACTGTCGAGCCCGCGGGAATCACCTGGTCCACCGTGGGGCGGGTGCTGGTCGCGAAGACGACCTGTCCGACCGCGGGCCGCCCCGACAAGCGGGTGATGCCGTCGTTGGCTCCCAGCTTGTCGAACTGCTGGTTGATGAGGTTCTGGACCGACGTGTCGGAGTTGAAGCCGAGCGCCGCCTTGATGGCCTGCTTGTAGGTGCTGCCCGCCACCACGTCGGAGATGCCGTCCCCGTTGGCGTCGTCGATCTGGATGAGCGTGAGAAAGCTCGCGCTGCGGTGGACGAAGTCGAGGATGAACCAGAGGCGCTCGGCCTCCGAGGCGAAGGGATCGACGCTCACGTCACGGGTGGTGCTGCCCGGAATCAGCGAAACCTCGTTGTTGACCCGGTTGATGGCCACGAGGTAGTCGGTGACGATCTGGAGCTGCGTCCGACCCGGCAGGTCCATGAGCGTCGTGTCGATGATGAGGGGCTGACCCAACACCTCTTGCGACTGCGGCGTCTCGACTTCCGTGTTGATCAGCGTGTCGAAGTAGACGGCGGTGACGACGTAGTAGAGCGGGCTGGTTGAGGCGACCGACGTGAACTGGTCCGAGTTGATCGTGTTAGTGCCACCGTTGCGGTCATGCACGAAGCTCGCGAACGTGTTGCGCTGGTAGCTCTCGAAGGTCGCCTGGAACCGCGAGTTGTCGATGTAGGTCGAGATGTCGATCTTCTGGTTCAGCCGCTCCGCCAGCACTTGTCCGAACGCGTCTTCCTCGGTGACCCGGACCCTGAGCTGGTTGCGAGGGCTTGCGCTCCAACTGGCGAAGAACGGTGCGGCCTGGAAGATGTCCTCCGTCACGACGCCCGAGGCGGCCGTCACGAGGGCGTCGTTGATCTTGAAGTAGCCGGTTGAGCCGCCCTGCGAGGTGCTGCAGTAGAAGTTGAAGCCCTGGAACACCAGGGGGTCGTTCGGGTCGATCGTGGGCAGGCCTGCAAAGAGCGTCACGATGTTCCGGGACCGCTCGACCCGGATGCCCGTGGGGATCTGGGCCGCCGTCGCCACGGTGTCGGCCACGCGCGTGACGGTGGCGGTCGAGGTCGCCGACACACCACCGACGACGTTGATCGTCCGAAGCTGGATGGTGTTGACGCCGATGTCGAGCAGCAGGCCCGAGGGGTAGTTGTTGGGGTTCGGGACCGTGAAGGTGTTGAGGTCGAGCTTGATCAGCGTCGGGTCCGTCACCCAGGCGCCGCCGTTGATGGCGATCTGCATGGCCGACGTATCGGACGAGATAGTGCCGGTGAGCACGACAGACTCACGGTTCGTCGTGAAGACGAGGTTCGTGGTGAACCCGCTGCCGTCACGTAGAGCGATTTGCGGTGCTTGTGACATGCTCACCCGGTAAGGACAGATTGCGAGAGGGACTGCCTGATGAGCCCCTGCTGTTGCGTGGATCCAAGAAGATCAGTCGGCTGCGGGATCTTGAGCCCGCGCGTGAGCTGGATCTGCTTCTGGGAGCGGTTCTGAATCGTGATGTTGACGAAGATGACGGTCGGGTCCTTCGTGCTCTGCTGGAGGTCCACCGCCAACAGCCGGTACGGGTACTCCTCGTCCGAGACGAACTGGCCGACCTTCTGCTCCTGCTGGTCCTTGACGGACTGCCAGCGGTTGAACGCGCTGTAGATGTCGCTGACGATGAGGTTCTGCATCACGTTGCCCGACGTGAGCTTCTTCCCGATCATGTCCAAGAGGGTCGTGCCGTACCACGAGGCAAAGGGGTTGGACCCCCGGCTCGTGTAGAAGAGCTTCTGGATCTCCTGCATCAGCAGGGCTTCGTCCCGAACCTGCGCCAGCTCCCCGGTCTTGCTGTACCGCCAGTCGTTCTCGACTCCCGTACCACCGCACCGACGGCACTCCTGCCGGACCGTCGTGTAGAACAGCTCGACGAAGTTGCCGACGCTCCTCAACGGCTGGTCGAACAGCACGAGGCGCGTCGGCCGGTCGGCTAGCGTCCGAGGGTCGGCGACGATCGTCCACCCGGGCGTCACCTGCTGGCCCCGGTACTCGTGGTCGGTCTGGATGCCCAGGTAGGTGGCCAACGTGGACGCCCCGTAGAGGAAGAAGGCCGCCCCGCGCCCCTCACCACCCGTGCGGATCTGGACCTGGTTGCCGACTGGCTGGAAGACGATGTCCGCGCCCTGTCGGTTCAAAAGGTCGCAGAGGTGCTGGGGCGTCACGTGCTGGGCGGTCGTGAGCACCAGCGTCTGCGGGGCTCCGACGCCCACCCGGTAGACGAGGGTGTCGTTGACACCCGCCTGGATGGCGAAGTCACCCTGCCGCTTGCTCAGAACTTGGCCCGGCGTCTGGACGCCGTAGCTGGGCATCTCCATGACGCCGTTCATGCGGAAGCGCACCGAAGCTGCCGACCCGATGGGCCGCAAGGGACGGATCGTCATCCGGTCGGCGTTGACGTACAGCGCCTCCTCGACAACCTCGTGGGGGCAGAGCTGGTCGATCTGACGGTCGTAGCTCATGCCGTCCCCTCGCCCGGCGCCGTCGTGCCACCGGAGTCGCGACCCCAAGTGTCGGCCGGTACCACGTCGGGTCCGCCCAAGTACGGCTTGTAGGGCGCGTTGACCTTCTTGCCGTGGGGGTCCTTGCCCTTGTCGTCGTAGGTGGCGCGGTACGTTGGGTCCTGCATGAGCTGCTGCATCTGGTCGATGACGTACGCCAGCGAGCCGTTGACGCTCTTGGCCTGCACGATGACCTGCAGCAGGTCGATCTCCTACTGAAGCT